CTCTGGAGATATAATCCCTATTCTCAACCCCTAACGTCGTAGGTATCTGTGTTGCGCTTGTTAAAATATGACCTCCGTTTGCACTCGCATCACGCAATATCAGTGCCACAATTCCCTTTTGGGAACGCGCTACCGAGCTGGCAGCTTGTGTGGAAAATGCTATATTAATATTAGGCAGTTTCATACTGTCCCTCCTATCTTAGTTGTAACCGATGTCATAATAGGTGTTTGATCTACTTCATCGGTACGGTTATCAAAAAATTCAAATTGTAAATCTATATAAGCTCTGTCTATATCCATCCCTCCGGTGCTACCCTGAACTTTTAAGGCTCTGTCCCCTACCGTAACATAGCCCACTGAAAATAACTGCAGAGTTTCTTCTTGTAGATTCGCAAGTTCATCCATATCGGATCGGTAATATTTGTCCACAGGCGTAAAGCATGTGATTGTGAAATAGACCGTTTTTTCGATAGTTTTTCGGGTTGCATCTATTTGGCTTAGCCTCACATATTCTAGCATAAAAGAGGGTCTATTAAAGTCCTTCGGACAGGCTTGGATATATACGGTATTGTCGGGAAATGCCGCAACAATCAAACGGTTTATGGCTGTTAATATAGCACTTTGTTTAACCATTGCTTATCCCTCCAATCTCTGAGCAATTTCTTTTACATATTCCTCGGCCTCGGCTATCGCTCTCCATTCAACATTATTCCTTGCAGATTGATAAAAGTGATAACCACTAATATATGGTGTTTTTATACGAGGTCGATACTTTTTACTATTTTCAGAAGGTTCACGAATTTTATGACCATTCTCAAGATAGTTTGTAATCGCACCTGGGCTGTTATCACCAATACTTTTATCAGAAGCACGTACTGCTGCGTACCCACCTCTCGACCCTACATGCCACGATTGCCAATTTTTTATTCGTCCTGAATTATCATTTAAACCAGAGTTAGCTATTTGAAAATCTACCTCTTCCTTCATAGCATCTGCAATTCTTTCATGCAGTTCTCTTCGCCTTTCCGGTACTTCTTCAAGCAGAGCTTTAAGATCTTCGTCAAAACTATTTAAGTCAGTTAAATCAATACTCTGCATTAGACATCCCCCTTAACAGATATTTCATACTCATTTTTGTATTCATCAAGTGTATGAGAGATTATCACTGTGTAAGCTATATTATCAATTGTCACAAGTTCCCCAACAACCAATTCAATCGGCTTCGGTGTTACGATCACATATCTTGTTTCATTGGATGCCATCGGTTCCCCTTGGGTGTGTCCTAGATATTTTTCAGTCAAGCAACCTGGGAAGATCAACATTTCTTTATCTCCATAAACCGGACGGTTAAGTTCATTCAAGGATGGTTTCCCTGTCCTTTCTACGAAACAAATCCGCGGCTCGATAATGGCAGCTGTTATTTCATAATACATACGGTCAATATCAACAATGTCCGTTAAAAAGTAGTGTTTTCCTTGCCATAAAAAGGCATTGTGCAATGTCAGATTGCTTCTTTTACGTATTGTAAATTTAATTGATTTCGCACCTATTCCAACCGAAGAAAATATATTATTTCCCTTCAACCATTCTGCTTTAGACCATATATCAGCATCCGCTTCCCATGTGTAAGTATTTTGTATTTTTTTAAGTATTAGCACGATTAATTTCTCTTTAAGCTCACCAGGATTCACGATGCATCCTCCTCATTTTCCGTAGGTGCTGTTATATCATCGTTTGAAAACTGTAACTGTAGAATAATTGCTTCCAGACTAAATGATAACTTAGTCTGCGCTTTTTCGCTCTGCGGCGTCCTATTTTCATACCAATGTGATACCAAGAGTTTTATAGCAAGAGAATACAGCTCTTTTCCATAATTTTTATTAATGCCGGCGTTAGTCAGGTATTCTTCTGCAGCTAACTGAAGACCCTCGATAGTGACATCCTCTTCACCATCCGTTACTCTTATATATTTTTTGGTTTTACTTGTGTCCAATTATTTTTCCACCTTCTTTCAGAGCAGCAAGAAACTAACCCTGCTGCTCTAAAAATTCAGCTATAATATCCGCCTTTAATGATTTGGTAATGGTATACCCAAGGTCTACAGCCAGAAGCTTGATATTAGCTATTGTCATAGCTTCAAGTTGTGACTGAATGTAAATTGTTTGAGTATACCCTGTTATTCCCCCACTTCTTGAGTAAATTCAGCCTTAACGATTGCTGAAGCATCAACGGTCTGGATATCAAGTCTTTCCCTTACCTTAATACCTGTCTGATCCTTACCCCAAAGGTCTCCTGCTTCGGTAGAAATCTCAATTGATAAGTTTTCTCTATCAAAGATAGTGATAGCTTCTTTAAGATCTCCACAGATTATCGGATACTTATAAGCCTCTATGGTAACTCCATCAACATTCATTACTTTAGCATTAGGTAATACTTTATCGGATACTAAAAATACAGGATATTTCCCAAATAAGAGCATTTGAGTTGCCTTTGTTGGATCTGGCTGTAATATGTATTTTCCGTCGAGGTCCTTTAATGTATCTAGCCAGTTAAATCCGCTCTGGTTTGTTACTACTTTTGAACCAACTGCAATAGCCGGATCAAGTGTGATATTGAAGATTTTCTTCAAATCATCAATAGACGTAACTGCGATTTCTTTGGTAGCTGTAATGATATTTACCTGTGCCAAAATCAATGCATTTCTAGTTGCCTTTGCCTTCTTAGCAATCCATTTCTTCAAATACGAAATGATATTCTCAGCAGTATCCTGTAAAAGTTCTTTCGATACTTTTAAAATTCCACCTTTTTTCTTAATGGAATAAGCTATCTTCTCGAACTGAGGTGTTGAAATGTCTGGAAATTGTTCTTCTTCATCTACATTATCGAATGGAACTTGATCTGCTTGCTTCTCGATTACTCTAGAACCAGTAGATGTAGTAACTGGTTCCACATTTACGAGGTTTTCAAGAGCGTCCTCGGAACGTCTCAGCTCCTTAATCTTAGTTGAAATGTCCTGAGGTACTGTTAATCCACCATCTGCCGGGGTTCCTTCAATCATGGAATTAAGAATTTCCATATCTGCTGTAGCTACTGGCTGTTTTGCAATTCCAGCTTTAATTGCGTTGACAAATGCACCTGCGACTTCCTTAACCTTGTCTGTCAATGTCTTTGCTTTACCTTTGGATGCCTTATCTTCCATACCCACTAATTCATCCTCTTCGAGGTCATAGAGTAAGTCGAACTTTGCTTGCAAATTCTTCAACTCTTCCTTTGCTGCTGTAGCTTCTGTAACCTTGTCTGCTGCCACAAGGTTTTTCACTTCTTGCTTCTTTGCATTGATGCTATCAAGCAATGCTTTTAATTTAGGATCCATATTGTTATCCTCTCTCTTTCTTAACTCAGATTATTTTGTTATATTAAAAAAGGACTTTAGATTAAATCTAAGTCCTCTAATAATTGATTTTTTAATTTCTCTTTTTGATCCTTCTGGGCTTCTAACTGCTGCCTTTGTCTCTGGTTCTTTGCATTCTCAATCTTATCCTTACTTAGCATTGGGTTGAGGCTGTTATTAAACGAAATATCCTGTTCTTTCTCCATAAAAAGCACTTCATCAATCAAACCTAATTCTTTCGCCTTTTGCGCCGTTATCCACGTTTCCTTATCCATCATAGCCAAAGCATCTTCTGAACTCATACCGGATTTAGATATATAAGCATTCGCTATGGATTGGTTGGCAGTTTTAAGCATTTCAGAAGCTTTATCCATATCATGATAATCACCGCTTGCCCCATATACCGAAACATTATGTACCATCATCAAAGCAGTTGGTACCATTCTACAATAACCACCCATAGCGGCTTCACTTGCTGCACTTGCTGCTAAACTCGTGATGGTAATCTCAACTTCACCTTTGTATAGTTTTAGAGCGGCATAAATGTCAGATCCGGCAAATATATCACCACCAGGACTATTAATTTCAACCTCTAGCTTTTCGCCATTTGCCGCATCAATTATATCCTGAACATCCTTAGGGCATACAGAGTCCATTTCATACCATTCGTAGATCCATTTTTCATCATTGGATACAATTACACCCTTAATAGATATCTTAGGCATTGTTATCACCTTCCTTCTTATATTGATTTCCTACTTGTTCCAACGGAATAAC